ATAGAGTTTAGAGATTTTAATCTAGCTAGTCCTAAACAGATTATAGAGCGTCTTGATGAGTACGGATGGAAGCCTAAAGTCTTTACACCTAAAGGCTCTCCCAAAGTATGTGAAGAGAATCTAGCTACTGTAGTTGATACGGCTCCAGAAGCCGCTAAGAAGTTAGCAGAATGGAAGATGCTAGAGACACGCTGGAAGACCGTAGAGGCATGGTTAGAGAATTTGGACAACAACAATAGATTACATGGAACAGTACACACTATGGGGGCAGTTACAGGCCGTATGACCCATTCTAATCCTAACATGGCTAATATTGTCGCAGTAGATAAACCATATGGTACAGAATGCAGAGCTTGTTTCACCGTACCTGACAGTTTTCACAGAATAGTTGGTATGGATGCTAAAGGTTTAGAGCTACGTATGTTAGCACACTATATGCGTGATCAAGAGTATATGGACATTGTAGTTAATGGTGATCCACATGAAACCAATAGAATAGCGGCTGGATTAAGTACTCGCGCTCAAAGCAAGACGTTTATATACGCATTTCTTTATGGCGCTGGTGCTGAGAAACTAGGTAGCGTTGTAGGCGGTACAGCTAAAGACGGTGCTAGACTAAAGAGAGATTTCTTAGCTAATATGCCGTCACTTGATGCCTTAATAACTAAGGTACAGGGTATGGCAGAGAAAGGTTCGTTACAGGGTTTAGATGGAAGGAGAATATATGTTAGACATCAACATGCGGCACTAAACACTCTACTACAGGGTGCAGGAGCGATATCTTGTAAGCAGTGGTCTATTTGTATGGAGAGCTTTATTCATAAAGAGAAGCTACGTGCCTACTTGGTCAACACAATTCATGATGAAATGCAGTTTGAGGTTCATCAAGATGATGTTGATAAAATAAAAGAAGGAGCAGACTTGACAATGCTTGAAGCAGGGTCTATACTCAAGGTTCGGTTGCCCTTGAATGCTGACAGTAAGGTTGGCGCTAATTGGGCTGAAACACATTAAAACACAAAACAAAGAAGGAAAAAAATGATATGGCTAATCAACCAAATATGATTGTTAAAGGCGTAGCAGAATGGGCTTGTGTACATAGTCCAAATCAACTATCCAATAAGTACCAGATTGATATCTGTCAGTTAGACAAGAAGGATATTAAAGCACTAGAGGATAGTGGCGTAACTGTAAAGAACGGTTCTGGTGACAAAGCAGGTAAAGGCAGCTACGTAACTGCTAAGACTGTACGTCCACCTAAGATCATGGATGCCGCTAAAAAGGAGTGGCCTAATACTATTATGATCGGTAACGGAAGTACTGTTAAATGTTCTGTTACACCGTTTGAGTGGGTCTTTCAAAAGAAGTCTGGTGTAAGCGTTTCACTTAATGCTGTAATGGTATTAGACTTTAAAGACGCTGGTATGAGTAGCGTTGATCTAGACGCAGAAGATGGTTTTGTTCTAGATGACTTAGACATTAACTCTACAGAAGAAGATTTGTAGGCTTATAGACTAAGTACAATAGTAGGGGTCATCTTGTAATAAGAGATGAAACATCTAGTAACGAGGGTCGGGGTTGCTAGATACTATGAAAGGCATGGCAGGTGAATACTAAAAGTGTGACCTTTTAGTAAAGTACGTCACAGTACTTAACAAACGGTTCAATTCCGTTTCCTTTCACATAATAGGTAAGAGTGATCCAACTACTGCACGGCTATCCTCAATCTATAAGTACAGGAGTGTACGTCACGGTTAAGCTAGTAACCTGTATAAATTAAGACGCTAGTAGGTTCGGGGATGCCTTCATTAGAAGATCCCCACTTATTTTAAGGAGAAACTATGCCATCACTACGTAAGAAAAAGATACACACGCTGATAGAAGATATACATCATCTATTACAGCATGGTAAAGAAGAGTTAGATCAAGATAATCTAAAAGAGTTTCTTAGCGTAATGCAAGAAGAGGTAGAACGTTTTCTACAACCCTATGAGGGAGAACGTAAGCGTTTACGTCTTTCTGCTGTAGGTCGTGATGATCGTAAACTCTGGTACGAGATCAATGATCCTATACCACGTAAAGAAACACCTCAGTTACGTATGCGCTTCTTCTATGGACACATACTAGAGGCTCTTCTTTTGTATCTTGCTACAGAGGCAGGGCATAAAGTAGAACATAAACAAGCTGAAGTTATAGTAGAAGGTATCAAAGGACATATAGATGCTGTTATTGACGGTGTGCTAGTAGATGTTAAGTCTGCATCCGACTATGGCTTCAAGAAGTTTAAAGATGGTCAGCTAGTAAACGATGATCCTTTTGGTTACATCGCACAGATAAGCTCTTATATGGAAGGTATGCAACTAGAAGAAGGAGCTTTCTTTGCGATTAATAAGAACAGTGGTGATCTTTGTCTGCTACAGATGGATGAGTTGATGACTATCAATGCTCCTGACAGAGTACGACACATAAAAAAAGTAGTTGCTTCTAAGAGTATACCAGATAAATGCCATCAAGATAAACCTGAAGGTGCTAGTGGTAACAGAATAATAGCCAAAGGTTGCTCTTTCTGTGACTACAAGTACAGATGTTGGGCAGACTCTAATGATGGCGTAGGATTACGAACATTTAAATACTCTAGTGGATGGAAACACTTCACTAAAATATTAAAAGAACCTAATGTAGAAGAGGTAATGTAACATGAGTAGTATAGTAAAGGCACACGCTCCTTGCACTGATTGCGGCAGTAGTGACGCTTTAACCATATACGAAGATGGGTCTTTCTGTTTCTCTTGTAACAAAGTACGTAAGGACGGTGAAGTCATGGAGTTAGAAGAAGCTATCAAAGTAACCACTAAAAACAGTACTCTTACTGTAGGTCAAACACAAGAACTAAAGCGTAGGCAAATAAGCAAGTCTACTGCACACAAGTACAGTGTTACTGTTTTAAACGATAAGCACTACTACCCTTACTTTAACTCTTGGAACGAACACGTAGCCAACAAAGTACGAGGAGCTAACAAGTCTTTCTCTGTTGAAGGAGACATACGACAGTCAGGTTTATTCGGTCAGCAACTCTTTAAGAAGGGTGGTAAGTACATTACTCTGTGTGAAGGAGAGCTAGATGCTCTATCAGCGCATGAGATGTTTGATAGCAAGTGGCCTTGCGTTAGCATTAAGACGGGTGCGGCAGGAGCTTGTAAAGACGTTGAAGATAACTACGAGTATCTCATGAGCTTTGAAAATATCATTATATGCTTTGATAACGATAAAGTCGGTATAGAGAATGCTCGTAAGGTAGCTGAAGTATTATCACCTAAAGCTAAGATCATGAACATGCGCTACAAAGATGCTTCTGAGTATCTCATGGAGTCTAAGCAGACTGAGTTTTCTTCTGATTGGTGGAACTCCGATAGTTTTACACCTGACGGCATAGTAGCTGGCACAGACCTATGGGAAACTCTCATTAAAGGGCCAGAGAAGTCTGTTGTAGACTATCCGTTTGCTGGACTAAACAACATGACCTATGGAGTTCGTAAGGGTGAGTTAGTAACTATATGTGCGGGTACAGGTATAGGTAAGTCTAGCTTTTTACGTGAGATTATTTATCACATCTACGGTAACACTGACGAGAACATAGGGCTTATGTTCATGGAAGAAAGTGTTCGTACCACTGCTGAAAGCTTGATGGGTCTACATCTCAATAAGCCTTTGCATCTTCCTGATGTGGTTTATGAGGATGAAGAGTACGAGAAAGCCTTTAAAGAAGTATTAGGTTCTAATCGCTTCTTCTTCTTTGATCACTTTGGCTCTAATACAATAGAGAACATCATCTCTAGAATACGTTATCTTGTTAGAGCATTAGGATGTAGGTACATTGTTTTAGATCACATCAGTATACTAGTAAGTTCACAAGAAAATTCTATGGATGAAAGAAAGACCATTGACTCTTGCGTGACTAAACTACGTACACTTGTACAGGAGTTAGGTATCTGTCTCTTTATGGTATCTCATCTACGTAGACCTTCTAGTGGTTCACATGAGACAAATACTGCTGACGTTGGTCTTAATGACATACGAGGATCACACAGTATAGGTCAGTTAAGTGACATAGTTATAGCTCTAGAGCGTAACGGACAAGCGGATTGCATCATAGAGAGACACACAACCTATGCCAGAGTAATAAAAAATAGATTTAGTGGGTTGACAGGACAGTGTACTAAGTTGTACTATGACTACGATACAGGACGTATCACAGAAGCTGAGTTGTTATATAATAAAGTAGAGGAGTTATAATGTATGGTTGCAAGATACCGATCTAGATTTGAAGCAGACTTCTCTAGAGATTTAAGAGAAAGAGGTATTAAAGCTGCTTATGAGCCTACTAAGATACTCTATGTTCCTAAACCTAGAAACTATACTCCTGACTTCTATCTGATGGAGTATGGCTTCTACATAGAAACTAAAGGGTATCTTACCTCTCTAGATAGAACTAAACATAAACTTATTAAACAACAGCATCCTGATATTGATATACGTTTTATATTTCTTAACGCACGTAACAAACTACATAAACACTCTAAGACTACTTATGGTGCTTGGTGCGACAAATATGATTTTATGTACGCAGAGAAAAGGATGCCTAAAGAATGGATGATAAAGACGACAGTGAAATAGAAAGTAAAGTTCTAGACAGTGTACAAGCTCTAGAGAAGATACTAGATAAAGCCTCTGAAGAAAGTAATGAAGAGGGTACAACTAGTGTAGCTATCATGTTAGAAGAAGTGTTAGAGAATGATGGAGAGTGCCACGGTAACTTTAACGTATCTATCTTTGACTTTACTAGAGAGACTGAGGCTATGGCTACAGGCGGTGTACTAGAGCCTTCTATTAGTACTTGCGTAGCGTATGGTCTACTATCTCTTCTAGAGAAAGACACAGAAAAGATTGTCTCAGAAGGCTATACGTTTCTAACTGAGAAAATTAAAGATGAAATAAATAAGAAAAAAGAAGCACCTGTTGTCTCTTTTGCAGATTACAAGAAAAGCGTAAACACAGAAACAATAGATTTACCATTGACCTCTAAGATGAAATTTGGTATAAAAGAAGAAGAACCAGATAAAGGAGCATAACTTTTGAATAATAACTTTGATAAGGATGTTAATCATCCTGCACACTACAACTTAAATGAATACGGCATTGAATGTATAGATGCTATTCAAGCTTCTATGACTCTTAGTGGTTTTGAAAACTATCTAAAAGGTAACATCATTAAGTACTTATGGCGTTGTAACTATAAAGGTAACAAACTAACAGATCTACATAAGGCTAAATGGTATCTAGCTAAGTTAATACACATACAAGAAGAAGATGATGATGATAATGGAGAAAAAGTAGCAGTTACTGATCAAATGGATATGTACGCTGATCTAGAAAAAACATTAACCAATACTACTACTAACTTTAATGTTACAGTAGGTGCGGCATGAGT